AATATTAGCTTTAGCAACATCTGACATATTTATATTTAAGTCACTACATACTGCTGACATATACCACAAGACATCACCTAACTCCTTCTTAATAGCTTCTCTTTCAACAGTACCAAATATACCACCATTGTCTCTTAGTACTTTCTTGACCTTACCTGCTACCTCTCCTGCTTCATTTACTAAACCTAAAGAGGGGTATATTATATTATACTTATCATCATATATTGTAGTCTTACTTGCTTGTGTTTGATATTCGTCAAAGTTCATTCTACATTCCTACCATAAAATTCAGTTGCGTTTTTGTTTGTCTTGTCGAATAAGTACCAACAACAATTATCCTTGCCAGAACTCTTACTACCTTCTATCCACTTTACTCTACCAACACTTACAATCTTCTTACAATAAGTCATAAGAAAAGATGACTGTTTTGTGTGCATCCAATCGGCATCAAACAATAACCAAGTAGGACATATATCTAAGTACTGGTCTATTATAGGATGTAGCACCCTTCTTTGCCACGGTGGGTTAGTTATTGTTAGTATCTCAGTGTCGAACTCACTTGCACCATGAAAGTGAAGAGCATCTCCTTTTATTATATGGTCAGCTTTAGGTTCTATATCAAGAGCTAATATACACTCTGCCATACCATCCGTTAACTTAGTTAGATGCTCTATCAACCTACCATCACCTGCACACGGTTCTATATACTTAAAAGAGTAAGGTAAGTGAGGTATAAGAGGCTCTACTGCGTGTATAGGTGTCGGGTAGTAGTCACGAGGCACCCTCTCAAAATTACTACGTTTTCCCATACACTGACCTCAACTTATCTAACGACACAAACTCTGGATCATATATACCATTATCTATATCTCTCTTTATAACTACGCCTTTCCACCAATCCCTATTTGCTTGTCCTGCCCAAGACTCTTCTCCTCCTTTGAAACAACCTGCAACAAGCCCAATAATTCCTGTAGGATGCGCCCCATCTTTAAAATACACAGAGCGTTTATGACTATGACCACAGGTGCTAGAATGGTTCCTGTTCTGAAGTAAGGTGTAAGCATGATGCAAGCCAGAAGTAGCTGTACCGAAATTACCACTAGAGAAGAAATGAGCATACGATACACCGTCATAATCAGCAATCGAAGGCCCTGAGTTTTGGTATTCGTGATAGTCGTCGAACCAGTACTTCGTTTGAAGATGCTTGAAGGAAATCCCGAACTTGGCTCCCTCAAGTCTTGGATCATGTGCGATTGCTTTTTTAATTCTATTCTCGTGGTTACCTTCAAACCCAATAAAGTAAGGGCGTTTTCTTTTATGGTGTCTAAACTTCCACCTAAGTCTCTCCATTGAATCATTGTATGCCTCTATATCTTTCTCGTAAGACTGACTTACTATTGCTTCTGGGTATCTTGTATCAAAACTGTTTAAAGACCTCATGTCAGCACCGTCACCAAGATCAACAACGTAGTCAGGTTTTATGTCGTATAGAAACTCACCCAACCAAGAAAAACGCTCATTTTCCACTGAAGGGTCTGCGTGTCCACAAGTTAATATTACTGCTGTTTTATTAGGCATCGTATTTCCTATCAGTATTAAATTGAAATTTTATAGGCTCTATAGATTTATCAAAATGTCTCTTAAACTCATAAGCGGCATTAAAAGATATAAACGGTATTTCCTCATCAAATAACTCATTGTTTTCTGTATCTTCAACTAAACAGTTTAACCAACAAGTACCGCCTTTATCTTCTCTCGGACCATCATGTACGCGATGCACAAGAAATGTTATTTTTGGTTTATCCATTCTTCGGGTATCCTTTTGTCGGAGTATAAAAATCCATGTTTAACACACCAGTCAGCATAAGTGGACTTAGAACCTTTATATAACTTAGATCGAGAGTTTGAGAATACAAATCTAATATCTAAATCAGGGTACTGTCCTTTTATCTTTAAGTGTTTCTTTCTGTCTGCGGTAGTAAATCTCCCTTTGCTTTCTATTATTAAATCATTAGGTAATATAAAATCTGGTGTATAAGACTTTATTTCAGATAACTCCCAGTAGATTTTCATAGATTCGTACTCAAATTGTACACCTCTATCCTTTAAATCTTTTGATATGTCATCCTCTAAACCAGATCTGTAACCATTTTTTATAGCGTGTCTTCTTCTTTCGGAGGTTGCCAAATTTCATTATCCTTCTTTCTTAACCAGAGTAACCTAGCATTCTCTACTACACGGTCTTTATTTCCATCGTAGGCCCCTAAACAAGCACTCCATAAGTCATACTCTGTATTACACTCTTGTAGTATCTTAGAAGCTCTTACAGGACCTACCTTCCACAAACCAACTATGTTATCTGCCCTATCTCCAGTTAATATCTGAGTATAAAAAAATTTTAAGCCTTCCCACTTACTTACTTTTTTCCACTCATTCTTACCAAAATTAAAATGCCAACAAGGTATCTGTAACATATCTTTATCTATAGATGCTACAACTGCTTTGTTGTTTAGTCTTGTTGCTTCTTTCGCTATAAGGTCATCGGCTTCTTCTCCTTCACTAACTATAGCTCCGTATCTACTTACAAAATGCTCTCTTATAACGGCTAAATGAATTGGCTTTTCGCTATCTGACCTGTTACCTTTATACTTATGGGTCTTAGATATTTCGTGACGAAAGTTCCCTACACCAGTTAGGAAAATTATGTAATCATCAGGTGTAGGGAACACGGTAGTTTGCTCTAATATAAACTCTATTAATTCATCTGCCTTAGCTTTAGCATCAACAGAACTTAAGTCTTGGGTAGCGAAGGCTGATCTATAGGCTACAATATCACCGTCGATCAGTACTTTTCCCCTATCCATTAAAGCTCACTCCAAACCATCTCACCATTATCTTTTTCAAATGCTACACTTTTTACGTAATCAAAACCTACTGCTTTAGTAGCTTCGTGAAAAGCCCAAGCTAACTGATGTAAGTCTTTAACTACTTTACGTTCCATGTGTACCTTACCATCGTAACCGTCTGATTCTTCTTCACTCTCAAAGATAATAGTAAGTTTCATTTAGTCCACCATAAACAATTTGTCATCTTCAGAAGGCTCAGAATTAGATTCGTATGCAACATGATCTACTACTCCAATATTCATAAGCCTAACTCCTGCACCTTTAGCGTAAGTCTCAAACTGTACTTTAGCTTTAGTGCCATTACCTAGAGGACCATCATCAACAAAAGACCACATACGTTTTTTATCTTCTCCTTTCGTTAGATCAACTACTTTAGGCGCCCCACCATAATCAACTTCAACATCCTTTCCAGACTTATCTTGGAACACTTTAATGTTGTTTTTATCACGTTTGAGTTTCATAAACTTACCTATACCAAACTGTGAATTGCCTTGTATAACCCTAGAGGAGTTCATAGGAGCAGGATCAAGTCCATCACCGTATAACTGATCAATCTGATCCTCGTTAGTAAAGTAACCATTAACTATAAACTGACCGCCCTTTTGAGCAATCGCTTGTGCGGCACGAGGTCCATCAGGGTTCCCCATGTCTAAGTTCTCTTCAAATACTTTTGGGTACTCAAGTACCATTTCCATAACATATTTAGCCATTGTCGGATTCCTTTTTTACAACTGATACTTACTATATAGCACTATTTTTCAGAATAATATAAGTAAATAATTAATTTTTTTAGTGTATTTCAGCATAATTGTTTCCAAACTGAGCTTCCATACCTAAATCTACATTTAATTTTAACAATTGATTTAAATCTCTTATAGAGTTGTGCATAATACTAACTACTTCATCCTCTTCTCCCCTTTTTACTAAGGCTATAACCTCATCGTGAAACTGACCAACAGTCTCTAACCCCTGTTGTCTACAAAACTTTACCCAATTATCAAAACAATAAACACCTGTTCCCTGATTTAAAGTAGAAAACCTATCTTTCTCACTTCTAAGAGAGTACCAAAAGTTAGAAACTGGGTTTTGTAACCACATAGAACCAAACAATTCCTTAATTCTTACACCCTTAGCTACGGCCTCTACAGACCAGTTACGTGACCAGAATGCTTCTAATAAGTTTTTTGCCTCAGAAGCACTCATACCAGTGTTACGAGCCAACGTAGAAGCTCCTACACCATACGTAGCACTATAGTTAACAACTTTGTAATTCTTCCTTAAATCTTTTAGGCTTTTCTCTCCAGAATTATGCTTATCTATGTCTTCCTGAGATATTAAACCTGCGTGTTTAGCTAAGTCTAAATGGGGGTCAAACCCTTCTTTTGACATCTCTTCTACGTAGTTAGGATCTAACGGTTTCATATAGTGTCTCTTAGTTGTATCTTCTAAACTCGTCATGTCAGCACCACATAGAATGTAATCTTCTGGTGATGTAAGACAACTACGTATCTCTTCACCATATGGCTTATCTACAGACGGTAGATTAACTAAAGGTTTTGCGTGTTTAAACCTTAAGGTGTTTGTTAACCCTGCAATCGTAGCTTGTAAGTAACCATCTTTCTCACACTCAACAAAGGACTTTATTATACCAATTCTATGAGACAATACACTTAAACCATCTAGCAAATCAATCCTTGGATCTACACTAGACAATCTCTTTACAGAAGGACACAACTCACTACCTTTTCTAACTTGTTCTATCTTCCTTTCTTTACCAGTAACTTTATCCCTTAAGAACTTAAATGTTTGAGGTCGCCAACCAACAGAGAACAACCAATCCTTAACCTGATCAGTAGAATTAGGGTTAGCCTTCTCTTCACCTGTCTTAACTACAAAGGTTTGTGTCGTTACAGGCATTCTGTATTCCTTACATAGATCAACCCAACGCTCTCCATGAGAACTAAGTTCACCGTCTTTCTTGTACATAACTTTAGGTTTGTTAGCTATTCTTGTAATATCCTTTCTTGGCATAGCATCGGCTAACTGTTCTATCTTTTCCTCTCTTAGCTTTTCCCACTCATCTTTGTATTCAGTAGCTTTCTTTACGTCTAATTTCCACTGTAGGGTCTCTTGTTCTCTGGCACAATCTAACTTAAAACTAAGGTAGTCTATAAACTTATCTCTATCAATTGGGTTAGGGTACAACTTATTTAACTTATAACCTAAGTCTCTCCATAACCTACTATTTATTTTTACATCCTCATCACATCTATGAGCATACTGTTCTGGGGTTAAATTATTCCAGTCCTCTATTTGTGGTTTAGGTACACCGTAGTCTTCACCGTAACCTTCTAGTCCATGCTTAGGTCTGTGATGGTTTAGATACCAAGACAAAGCCAGAGTGTCTATTAGAGTAGCCTTGACCTTAATCTTAAGCACATTTTCCACCGCAGGGATGTCAAATCTTATGATGTTATGACCGATAAGTTTATCAGCTTCTAACAGGAGTGTTCTCATCTCATCATAGTCGTGGGTATGATAGACTTTATTTCCATCGGGGGAGTATGACATAACGTGAATCTTAGTTAGGTCATCTAAAAGCCCATCAGTTTCTATATCAAAAATCATATAACTTCCTTTAAAGTAAATGTTTCCATGTTAAATCTCATACGACCTGCTCTACCTTCCTCTGAACAAGGTCTATTCTTTTGTACACTAATGTATGTAGTGTTACGTTCATCTACATCATCAGCTTCTTTATCCCTCTGTAAGTCTATAATAACTGATGCACGTTGGCCTATCATTTTACAATACTTAGGGTCACCATCTTCATTCGTATGTGCAATCGTTACAATACCTACATTAAGTTCTGCCGCCAACTTAGACAACCGTATAGATAAATCTGCAAGTAACTCCTCTTTTGTTGACTCTGATCTACCTGCTACAACATCCTGTATAGGCTCAAAGAATACAAACTTACAACCACAAGCCTGACTAAAGAAACGTATCTGATCTATAAGTTCTTCTGCACTCTGACCATCACCAAGGTAGAATTGATAGAACAACTCATCCTTCGTTAAAGATTCAATAGCACCTACAACCTTATCCTCTACGCCCTTGCCATCTATTAAGTCTCTCCTAGTCACATTATCTTTCAACTCATACGATACTAAACCTAACAGTGTCCTAAGTTTAGTTTCTTCTAAGTGCCATGCGGCAATAGGTACACCTTGCTTAAGGAAATTATACTCTAAGTACCTCATAACTTCAGTCTTACCTATACCAGTCTGTGCTTTAATGACAGTAAAGTGACCCTGCATCAAACCAAGTATCTTCTCATCCAATGCTTCTATACCTGTAGGAACATACTGATGCTCTGGTGTATCGTGATATAAAGATAAGAACTGATCTGTAGTGTTAAGTATATTCTCTGGTGTGTACTTCTTAGCATTCCACCAAGCAGACTTAAACTCCTGATTAGCATTATCCTGTAGAAACTCATTAGCATCCTTATACTTGTCGTGAGGTACTCTATAGACCTTATTAGGAAACAACTTAGCCATTCTGTCAGCTACTGCATTCCCTGCTTCATCATTGTCTACAGATAAAACAATCTTCTCAAAACTATCTAACCACTCTTTACAGTTTTCCCATAATTTCCTCGATGGAGTAGCTGATGGTAATGATACTACAGGTGTAGTGTAACCGCTCTTAAGCATCTGGGCTACAGATAAAGCATCAAGTTCACCTTCTGTTACAGTTACCATCTTAGATGACCCTGCGGTAAACATATTCATACCAAACAACTCATCACCTCTAAAGTTATCTTTAGTATAAAATACTTTCTCACTTAACTTTCTAACCTTAATTCCCCCACTGGGGTATATGTATTCTTGCCTGTCTGCGTAAGTCCTAACATTAAAGTCCTGCATCGTAGACGCATTAACACCACGCATAGCTTCATATTTCCACGTACCTACCTCTTCAATATTTTTAGGTGTGTAGTCTACAACATTATTCATATCATTCCTTTCTTTTACAGGATACTTATCTTTAGCCCAACTAAACATAGTATCTTTAGATGGGTACTTTCTCAAACACGAAAAACATATACCATAACCACCAGTGTTATAACAAAATGCATCACTCGATTTACAATCAACATAAGGACAAGGTTGGTGTTTTCTTTCTTCTGACATTCTATTTCCTCTTAAGTATTAACTTACGTTATTTAACTTATGTAGTATTATTAATATAGTTTTAACTTACGTTATACTTACGTTTAAGGTTTACACTTATTATGTAGCAGTATTTTTCTCTTTTCTACAAGTAAAGTTTTGTTACAGATTGTTTCAAGTGCTATATTCTCCTGTAAAGATACATACTGTTGCGTTATATCTAATTCATCAGCTATATCAACTTGTAACATATCTTGTAAGTATTTCATTTGTATTATTTTCCATTGTAGGGGGGTAAGAAATAACTCAGCTATCTTAAGTATATAATTGAAGTACTCTTCTTTCTCATACTCTATTGCATGGTCTTGTGTTTGAACTTCATAACCTTCTACATTAATGTATGTTGAGTTTACTGCCCTAGATAAGTTTTCTATACCAACTTTACTCATTGACCTATGTTCAATACCCTTACCTTTAGATAACAACCTAGCTTCATCTTGCATAGGAACACTAACAGGAAGAGACTTAAGATTAACGAAGTCATGTACCTTTCTGTTAGCCATTCTATACAGGTTAGCAGGGTGAGTGTTCCCTTGAGACATCTGCTCGTAGCATTCAAGGACACATTCTGACACTAAATCATCGTGTAA